GCACGACATAGCAGCCTTCCTTCGCCTTCCATTGCTTACTACCATCAAGCAGAAGAGCTTCAGAAACGTTAATAGGGGGGAAGGATGAGGAAACAAGGTCCGCAAAACCAGCAGTGTAGAGGTTAGCGGAACCAGTCCCAGCATCAATGATAGCCGTAGCCTTTGCAGAGTCCAACGTTGTGCATGGCTGGCGATAGCATGTGACAAGGCCCTGAATATTGAGTTCAGAGGTGGTATTAACCACTTCAAAGCCTTTAGCAATGATGCGATATTCGCCATTCATATAAGGACGCAACTGGTCAATGAACGGAGCAAAATTGTGGGAGTTAGTACCGGCATTACCGTAGTCAAAAGTAGCCTGACCGGTTGCAGCAGTACAATATGCAACTCCCCCAAAATTAGAAGCACCCGGGTGAAAGGATGCACTAGACTGCGGGGTATTAACATTATTACCAATAAGGAACGCGCCAAACCCGCCTGACGGGTGGCCGTTGTTAGTATTGGAATAGTTCCCTCCTAGAGCTATACAAGGTTGCTCCCAAGGAAAAGCATGGATATGACAATCCCAATTAGTGTCAGCGGCAATACCAGAAGGCGCTCCAATAGCTGCAGAGAATTTAACCACCTGCACAACAGAAGCTGCCTCATTAACATCTGGATAGCCACGAACATCAAGGGGGGTATCATGAAACGGATCCACAGCGGCCATGAGCCACTGCTTACCCGGCTCCGTGATTCCAAGACGAGTGCCGATTTTGTCAAGCACGCGCTGGGAGCGAAGAACATCAGAAGAAGACATTATCAGTCACAGGAACACTTACCAGGATAGACAAAGATCAGTACGAGCTGGATCAGGAACAATAAAGTCGCGACACAGTAATACACGATCTCAAGCACAGTCAACGAGGTAGAAAGCCTACAGCAATGAAGCGTGTCAGGCAAAGCGTCCCAAATCAAACGAACAAACTTAGTACACAACAAACAAAGTTGAGGCATAAAACAGTGGACGAAAGGACATAGAAATCTCGATGGACGAATCCCCGAGGTTATTTGTGGCGATATTCTTTAAATTTTACCGCAAAACCAGGGAGTAAAGAGAGGTGCTGCTGCAGCAAGGCCTCCCACTTCTTCACATCTAATAAGGTACTCTCAGTGGTAACGGAACCACTTTCAAAACCCGTACACAGGAACTCGTTTTGCTCATCTGACATGAGCGAAGCACGACAAGATCCATATGTGACAGTCAGATCCATAGAAAGCTCATTAACCATATCATCCCCATGCTTGGCGAGGATGTACGAGAGCAAACGATCTGCCTCATCACGATATTTTGTGAACGGGAACACGAGTTGCCTATACGCACAAACTTTTACGTAGCAAAGACGCCACGACCTGGATTTCCACAGGAAGAAGATTGAAGCACGAATCTTCTCGAAGTTTGGCTTGAGGAGCCACACGGATCCGTTATGATGAAAACCTGCATTAAGAAAACGAGCATCCCGCAAAGGGCCAGGGGGACACTCGAGCTTCAGTTCAAACCCTAGTTCCCGAGCAAAAAAGACCAGATTAAAAACCCAGTCCCGCTCCTGAACAATCGAGTCATCACCAAAGAGTTTAGCAGGCGACGAGTAATAGGTTTCTAACACAGTCTTAACATTAGGCGTCATGCGCGCAATCGCGTACAGAAACACCAACATCAGAGCAAGAGTGTTATCGTCAGCTGTAAGGAATTTCCCCGAAGGATTCTTCCCTAAGATCAGATACAACCATCCCGTCACACCGATGACATATAGAGCAACGTCTGACTCGTGGAGGAAGAGCATAGCATTTTTAAGGCCAGCCCGATCTTCACGTGCGATACACTCATTGCGACACCTATCAATAACAGTCTGGATACAATCGTTGACACTAGCCTCCATGTGCGATACATCAAAGCACCAGAAGGTCGGTGTACGACAGACTCCAGAAGAAAGGTACGCAGCCATTCGGTTCCATCCTCCATACCATGGGTTCATTCCTACTGCAGACCAATCGCTGCCCGATGCCATCTCGAGGAAACTGGCATGTTGTTCGCCGTATAACATGACGGTGAGTAAATAGAGCACTATATCACCACACATGAAAGTCCGAGTCTTACGCTTAGCCAGGTCTTCGTTGAGAAGTTTGTCCACCGTACGAAGTTCTCCCTTCGGAGATACTTGATAGTAGATATGATTCCAGCGAAAAAACTTACCTGGGCGATACTCAAACATAACGTCGAACCGACCCGTTGTGATAATCTGACGAAGTATCTCTCGAATCAGG